ACCATGCGCACCGAACGATTCAACCGCGACCGAATCGGCAAACAGGTCGGCCAGCCGCCTCGACGCGGCGCCGCCGCTCGGCAGTGCGACCAGTCCCGAGCCGTCAACACCCGCCAGCCCGGAAAGGCCCGCCATGAACTGCGCGTATGGCAGTTCCATGTCCTTACCGTTCTGGCAGAACGGCACCAAGTCGCCTCCGCCCGGCGGTCCGGCCTGTGGCAGATCAGCAAAGGTGTGCGACGGTGGCAGTAGCGACAATACTCCCCCAGCCAGCGACAGCCCCGGCCCCAACGCCACCGTCTCCGGTGCCCCGGTGCCGGCGCTGCTGCGTCCCAACAGGCTCGCCTGCGGCACGGCCAGCGTCGGCTGCAGGCCGGCCACGACCTGCGCTTGCGTCGCCTTGCGAACCACACCGTTCTGGCTGACCGGCAACTCGTCAGTGCTGGCGACGGCAGTCGCCGCATCCATCTGGTCGATGGTCGGCATCGGCTCAGCCTCCGACCGTGATAGCGTTGCCGGACTGGTCCGATACGGCCGCACCGTCGGTCGTAGTCAATGCGCTGGCTGGTGGCGCGCTCGACACTAACGCCAGCACGGGCAGGTAGATCGCCCGCCCGATTGTCCGCCCGGCCGTAGTGCCAATGGTCACCTGCACCGAGTACACTGTCCCGACCTGCCCGCCGGCGAGCCACAGTACCACCACACTGCCGTCCGCCGCCGAGGAGTTCAGCGTCAGATCACCGGCCGCCGACGGCTGGATCGTCACACCGATCGTGGCAATGGTGTCCTTGTCGTTGCCAACCAGCGCCTGTGAGATATCGAACTCGTAGTCGAGCACGTCACCCGGGTCTTTTGCTGGCCAAGCCAATGCCGCTGGTGCCGTCGCCAGGCTGCCGGGGGGAACTGGGACGAAACCGTCGAGCATCACGCGACGTGCGCTGCTCGGACGGACCACTTGCGGGGCGACGGTGGGCATCAAATTGCTCCCCAGAACACACAGGCCGGCCGCAACGCTCCGCCATGGCCGGCGCCAGCCGGCTATCCGCGTTCTCAGCTGCAGCGGCGATTGTTGATAGCCATGACCGAGGGCCACGGCGACGAACGGCAGATGCCGGGACCCGTTCAGCTGATATGCAGCTGAGCGACCTGCGCCTTCAGTGCAGTGAGCTCGGCGAGCAGCTCGGCCATGTTCGGCGGAGGTAACGTCGCCGCTGGTGGCGACGGCGGCGGAGGTGCGAACGTGCCATTGTCGCCCTGTACCCAACCCACCTGTACGCCTTGTCCGGTCACGTCGACCCAGTGCAGCGATGGGTGGAACAGCGAGCCAATGTTCCCTGCCGTGGTGACAATCTCCGCCACGACGCGATTCTCGATGCGCGCATACGTCTTCATGCGAATTCCCTTTGTTCGCCCGAGGCTCAGTATTCGACGAAAACCAGCCCGGACGCCCCATTGCCGCCGACTGCCCCGGTTCCGCCGCCCGGCTGACTGCAGCCACCACCACCACCACCACCACCCGGCCCGGCGGCTGCCATCCCGGTCAGTGCCCCCGTAGTACCGCGCCCACCACCGGGTCCCGCACCATCGCCGCCACGTGCCGCCTGAAGTACGCAGTCGGTGCCGTATGATCCCGCCTCGTTGACTTCGCCTCCGACGCCAGTGCCCCCAGGCCCACCGGCGTTCGGCTGGTTGGCGGTTCCACCTTCGCCACCCGCACCGCCGGTCGCCGACAGGTATGACCCAAAGCTGGAGGTGCCCCCCGGCCCGCCCGGAGCTGGCGTCGCCGATGCCACACCACCGCCACCGACCGTGACATAGATCGTGCTGCCAGGCACAAGTCCGGTCACGATTCCAACCGCCCGGCCGCCGGCGCCACCGCCGCCGCCTGGGACAGTGGCATCCGTTCCTCCCGCCCCGCCGCCGCCAATAACGGTCACTTTGGCCTGGGTCACTCCGTTCGGCACCACAAACACGCCGCTCGTTGTGAACGCCTGCAGCGACGTGAATCCCGGTCGGAGCTGCGGCAACCGGTATGGCAACAGCGGTGTACTCGCACACGGCATGATAGCACCAGGCCCCACCGCGCTCTGGCCGTAGGCCAGCGTCACCACGGCAAGCCCTACCCAGCCTGCATCGACCGGCGGAGGTACTTGGCTGCCGGTCGCAGCGGCCACGCCGGAGCGTGCCTGTATCTGCACCTGCTGCACCCGCGACGTCGGTTGTGCGGTTCCGGCATTGGCCGGTCCCAGCCAGGGTTGCGCTGGATTGCTCGCGTTGTAATAGGGCAACACAATCGGATTGGTGTCGGTCTCGACGAACGCCGCCTCGATCAGCCAAGCCACGCTCTGCCCGGCGATGGTAGGCGCCGACAAGGTCAGCGTGGTAGGCTCCAGATTCACTCCCATCTTCAGCAGGCCATCGCTGTCCGCCGGCAGGGAACCGAACGACGTGGTATCAACCACCGTGAACGCGGTGATGCTGCCCGGCCCGACGGACACCGACATCGAATTCGGCGTCGTCGGCGAGACAACGAGCCCATCGGCCACCGTCGCGGTCCCAAGCACCGCCTTCATCAGCGCGCCGAGCGCAATCATGGTGTTGCGGTTGAGTTGCAGCAGGTCCGTGTCGAGCGGAATGCTGCCCGGATAAACGATCGTACGGTCCATTGGTGGCCCTCAATTGGAAATACGCAGCCAGGCAATCGTGGCGGCCGGCATCACCCCGGCGACGGTGGCGGCAATCTGTTCGTCGCTCACCTCTTCGCTCTCCATCGACGCGTTGGCGTACTCGATCGCCCCGCCCCCCCAGCCACCCATAGGAATGCCCCAACCCGCGACGACCGACACCCCGCCGCCCTGCGGCCGGAACGCAGTGACCAGGCACTGGAATGGCATGGCGAGGTTGCCCCACCCGCCCGCAACCCCCCAACCGCAGGCCACGCCCCAGGCACTCGTGTCGGGCGGCCGCGCGGGCTCGAAAATCGCCGGCGTGCGGTTGGTCAGAGTAACCAGTGCCTGCACCAGCGCAGCCCGCGTTCCCCTGGGCTGGAGCATCGCGGCTTGCAGTCGCGCCCGATAGTGCGCATCGCCTTCCGATTGCCGGCGCGTCATTGTGGTGCCGAAGAAGTCCACCCCGATCATGTCCAGGAACACGTCGGTCGCCGTAGCGATGCGCGCTTGCAGCGTGGCATAGCTCAGAGCCGAGAAAACCTGTGCCCAGGCGCTGGCGATGCCGGCCAGTATCGCGTCGAGGATAGGCGTGTTGCTCGCGGTACCCGCCGCCGTGTCGGGGAACCATCGTGCCGGCAGCACCGCTCGCAGCCGTAACGCGATGTTGGCCTGATCTCCCGTTGCCATGTCAGGACACTGCGATCGTGTCGGCGCGAACCACCTGCGCCTGCGTTACGGTCAGGTCGGAGGTCGCCCCGTTCAGCGTCACCCCCTCGACAGCGGTCACGCTGGGACAGTTCAGGGCCACTTGGTAGATCGTCCCAAACATGAACCCGGCGCCCATTCCGCCAGCATTTACCGCCGCCGTCAGCGCGGTCCCCACGGCTGCCACGGCCTGCGCCTGGGTGTAGCCCGCCGCCGCAGTCACTGTCAGGGAAATGTTCGCCGCAACCACGCTGGGCCCCATCACCTGGAAAGCAGATCCCACCGGCCGGACAGCAGCAATGGCAGTCTGCACGTTCGCCAGCAGCGCACTGCTCGGGTCGCCCGTCCCGTCGTCCACCGTCACCACGAAGTTGCCGGGTGTGTAGATCGCGGCTGCGGTGGTGTTCTCCTGGATCGTCCAGGTTAGTCCCTGCTGCACCGACGACACGGCATAACTGACTGCGCTCGCCGTCGCCTGACAGCGCGTGTTGATGTAATTCTGAAACCGCGCCCGCAGCGCTGCGTCAGTCTCGGCGTCGATCCCGTTGGTGAACGCCGGTGCGTTCGTCACGGTATCGACCCCCGAGATCGCCGCTGAGATTAGCGTGATGGTATTGGCCTGCACGTTGCCGGAACTTCCTGCCACTTCAGCCACCACAGGTACGGTCACGGCGGCTTGGTTGGCTGGTATAAGGTAGCCGTTCAGCGTGGCATTCCAGGTCGTGTTCGTAGTGTCCTGCGTGACATCAAACGCCAATGAGGCATCGGCCGTCTTCACTTGGGTCCCCAGCGGCACCAGCGCCGAGTTGGTCGGCGTGAAGCGCGAGAAGGTCACTGATCCCGTGGCCGCCACCGCTGGCAGCCGTGTCAGGCCGAAATCGGCTACCCAGCTGTCGAGATCCGCGCCTGCGCTGGTGGCCGCCCGGGTCATCTGCAGCACTTGCAGGATCAGCCACTGCATCCACAGTCCGACCGAAGCACTCGCTTCCAGCAGCGCGCGCAACGTCGAGCCGACCGTCAAGTCGATGAGCTGTCTTGCGGAGCCCTGGACCGCGGCGGCCGCTGTCGAGACCAGGCTGGAAAAAGTCTGCAGCTGCAACTGCATGGGTCAGGTTCCGTCGCCGAGGGTGAAACCGAGCACTTGGGTCCTGTCGGTCTCGGTGTCGGTGTAGCTCACCTGCACCGAGACCGTGCCGATCCCGTCTGAAACCACGTCAACCACCGGTTCCGGGGTACGTGCCACCGCTGTCTCCTTGAAGATCTGGCTGCGAATCACCGCGCGGATGCGGGTCGCGTCCGCCGGCTGTCCGACGAACTGAGCGAGTCCTGCGCCGTATCCAAGTTGCCAGATGTAGTCGCCAGAATTGGTCAACAATCGGCGCAGGACGCGTTGCTGACCCAGCTCGGAACCGTTCACGGTCGCCAGGTCACCGGTTGGCCCGACCGAAAGGTCGGAACCGAACTGGTGCTGCAGATCGGACATCCAATTACTCCGTTGTCGTCTCCGACGATCAGTCCTGCGGACTTGGCGGTGAGCCAAGGCCGCCATGGGTGTGCGCGTCGTAGTGGCCACGCAGGCGTGCCAGCGGCCCTTGACGATCATAGACGTCGCCATTGACATGCAGGTCGCCGACAATCTGCACCGTACCGTCGTTGCACAGATGCATTGCTGCTCCGCTGTTGTGCACGAGCCATAGTTCGCCCGCTGGCGCCGCCGGCGGGTGGGCTGAATCGCTATAGCTCGCACCGACGATCACGCCGTGCTCAGCATCGCCTTCCTGCGGCACCACCAGCACCTGGTCGCCCGGCGCGGGCAGACACACCGCGCCCCATCCCGCCCCGGTCCAGGCGGACAGTACCGGCAGCCAGCCGGTCAGCACACATTCGGGCTGCAGAGAGACGCGCGCCGCATACCGGGCTGGGTCGACGCTCGTCACCACCCCGAAGCGGGGCTGACCAAGCAAACGATCCAGCGATGCCGCCTGCGCCTTCAGCGCATTCAGGAGTCGTTCCATGGGATGCCCAACCTTGATGGTGTCTACACGGTCGCGCTGGCGCTGCGCGCACGCATCTGCTGCGTGAAGCCGTGCGACACATCAAGCCGCCGTTCTACCGAATCGATCACATAGGTACGGTCGAACGCCGTCCCGGTACCTTGCAGCAGGATCTGCTGGCCCGGCGCCAGCGACAGTTCCCCCGGCATCTCGGTCACGATCACCCGCTCGTGCTGGACGAGCTCCGCCAGTCGCTGCTGCGCCAGCTTCAGCGCCACGTCCGGCGTGAGATTGGGTACGACGTAGACATAGCTTTGCGTCGTCCCATCCGCTCCGCTCGCCTGGTTCGCGGACACCGTCTGCACGGTGCACTGTGCGGCCCGGCTGTGCCAACTTTTCACCGTCACCTCGATACCTTGCGCCAGTATCTGTGACCGCTCCAGGTGCAGCGCGCTTAGTTCCGCCATCTGCAATACCGTCGGCGGTGTCGACGTGTCCGCTGCGCGGAAATGCAGTGTCGTTCCCTGCACCCACACGCCAAACCCCTCGTACTGCGCCAGCGTCACCAGCAAGTCCCACTCCGTGGTCACTCGCGCGAACCCGTCCAGTACGAGGCTGTCGTGCTCCAGTTCCCAATAGCGTCCCACCGGGGTGGTCGTGGCCTGCACATCTGCTGACAGCCCATGTCGGCCTGCCAGAGTCGCAGCGACGTCGCTCGACGTCTGGTTGGCGAAGGTCCCCTGCGCGCGCGCTTCGATCAGTTCCGCGCTCAGGTCACGACCGGTCAGCCGTACCGCATCGCCGAGTAGATCGATCGCCACCGAGTCCGTCCTGCCGTGCAGCAGGTTCAGGTAGTCACCACCGAGCGAGATCGCGATATCGATCAGCACGTCGTCCTGATCGGCCCACCACGCCGGACCCCGTGTCGGGTCAGCCGACAGCGCCAGTCCCAACCGGAAGCGATCCGCGGCAAAGTGGCTGTTGTTCATCACCTCCGCCTCGAAGGCACCCGGCACGAGATCGCCATTAGCCAGCACACGCAGTCGCGGATAGCGCACTGCTACAGGCGGATCTAGCAGACCACTATTGAGTCGCAATGCCACCTCCCGCCGAAGGATCGGTGGCCGGGATACTCAAGGTCACCAACCCCGTCAGCATCGGGTCGGACAGCCCGTTCGCCTGGGCGATACGAATCCACTGCGTGGCGTCGCCAAGCTGCTGCGCCGCTACCTGGAACAAATTACCGCCGGTCACCGTGATCGTGCGCATGGTCCCTCACGCGTCCGCGTTTGCCAGGTTCGCCACGGCCCGGCCCACATAACCGCGCGTTGCCGTCAGCGCCGCGAGTTGCCCGGCCAAGTTGGTGGTCGTGTCCAACCCCGCGGCATCCGACACCGACACGGTGCCAAGCTGCCCCTCGGTCCCGGTAATGCCGGTGTCGATCTGCTGCGATGCTGCCGCCAGCGCTGTACTCGCGCCGACATAGGCGCTGCTCCCGGGTTGTGTCGCCTGCGCGGGGGCAAGCGAGTCGATCGCCCCGCCGAGTGCCACCGTGCTGCCGAGACCCTGCGCACTGGCAAGATCGCTCAGCACACTGGTGGCCAGCGAAACCGTGGCCTCCACGGCCGCCGCTGTCTCGTCGCGCACGACCTTGCAGGTAACGCGGTAGGGAATCCAGTTGGAACGCGCGTAGTCGGCATCGAAGCGGGCGATCACCACGGTGTAGAAAAACCATTCCCAGGTCAGTGGCCAGGAACTGCCCTCCGCCCGCATCAGGTCGAGTGCCCGCGCCCGCACCGCCGCGTCGTCGCCGCTGAACACGCCCGACCAGACGATGTCGGAATCGTCGCGGCCCAGCGAATCGATCACCCGTACACCACCGGGAAGGCTGTGCACGGTCAGCCGCTGCTGGCCGCCCCAACGTACCCGCTCCGGCAACTCGAAATCCTGGAACAGGATCGGGCCCAACAGCAATACGCCCTCGGCCATCGCTCGGCTCCCCACCACTTATGTCCCATGCAAGGAGCCGGGCCAGGCCGGGCCCAGCCGCGGATCAAATCCTGTCACACCGGACTGTGGACGATCCACGTCCCGTGCCAACCGGTCCGACATCCAGCGTCCGACTCGCATTCCGTCCAGAAACACATCGCCCTGCGCCGGCCCGGTGGACGCCACCGCGGTGACCGGGGCGGCCGGCACCGCTAGCGCGGTCGGCGCACTCGCCGACCATGCTGGCACCTGCGCGCCCGAAGCTGTGGTCGGCACACTTGGCGGTGCCGTACCCCAGGCGGGCGGGCGGAACGGCTCGCGCACCGCCAGCGGTGCTTGCCTGATCTCGCGCTGATCCGGGGCCGGCATCGAAACCGGCCGGCTGTCCAGCCCCTCCGGCCTCTCC